CGAGCGGCAGGTGCTTTCTCGGCTCTTTCGACATCCAGATGATAAACATCATATGTAACTGTCAACCCAAGATTCGGATTGGCCTTAATCCACATGGATGGGTCGCCAACTTCCTCGACATCATCCAGTTTGTAGTGCCAAATCGAAACGTGCGGCGCATAATACTCGCCCTTGAGTATGTCATGTAGTTCCATTTTGATGTTATCGCCGGAACCGTTTCGGACAGTTCCTTCAGAGCTGATTGCAACGATGAGATAGTCATCCATCTTCGAAGCACCCTGCTCAATTGCTCCAACAACATCCTCTCTGATGTCTCCAGACACCCATTCGTCGACAGTAGAAACCTTAGGCCGAAGTCCCTGAAGCTTGTCAATCGACATCGGTCGAATTTCAAGCAGTGAACCAGTCAGAAAGTTCTCAATGCCTTTCTTTGTGGCCGCCAGCTTCTGCCGGTTGAGGCGAGAACCGGTTGTGTTTTGAAGAGACCCCTCAGTCAAGAACTTGAACAGTGGTCCCCTGGCCCTTGTAATGGCTGTACGTATGGGGGACATGACCTCTTCGGCCTGCTTCATGGTCGGAGAGGTCGTGATCTGGTGGGTTGTGGTGGTATCAACGTTGAGGAAGTAGCTTTGGAGGCAGGAGGCATACATCGACTTAGCTGATCCTCGGGCAACGATGAGGAACTGCTTTGAGGTCAGGCGCTTCTTTACAACCTTCTCTACGTAGCCGCCTTTGCCATCGTTAGCTTTTGGATCGTAGATGTTTCTTGTCTGAAAGAAGTACCAACCAAAGATCTGTTCAGCCCATAGTTTGAACGAGTCGAGGAGGTAGAGGTTTTCGCCATCTGTGAGAGTCAGTTCATTCTCGCAGAACTTGATGAAGCCCTCTACCGCCCCCTCGTCGTAGTAGTAATCCGGATTGTCAACGAGCTCATCGATTCGGTTCATCTCAGCCGAGACCAGCTGATTAACCACAATCTCTCCAGCCAAGACCTTGTTCCGGAACTCGTTGTAGTAAACAGGTCGTGCTGTATTAGAAAGACCCAAACGGCACCCCCTTTACTTCTTAGGCTTGCCTCCGCGCTTAATGTTATCAGCCATTTCTGAGCCAAACTTCTTTTCGATGACTCGAACTGTGGCGTACATACCAGCGCCTGCGATGACGTTACCTAGAATTCGTTTTCCAGATTCAGAGGTCACCGCTTTAACGGCCTTTTTGCCGGGACTCAGGTCGGACTCGAGGAGATCTCGAGTCTTCTTTTCGTTCTGGAGGCGGTTCATGTACCGATCAAGATCGGCATCGCTCATGAAGCGAAGTTCGTTGCTAGCTCTCTTGCGGTCTTTGGTTGCCGCCCGGTTGGACGAGACCTGACCCTTCTTCTCTTCTTTTGCTTCGGCTTTCTCGGCTTTAGCGGCTGCCTTTCGCTCTTTCCTGGCTCGCTTGAGCTCTGCGTCGGAGCGACGGACACCCCAGCGCATACCTTTCACGCCATAGTGCTCAAGAAAGTCTACTGCTCGGCTGCCTGTGACGCCATCCATGCTGTATCCTCTCGATAGTAATTGATCCGGTATTCGTAGTCGGCGAGCTGCTTCTCCATAGCCGCGATACCAAACGAGGTATTCGGAGGATCAAAGAGCATCCTGACTTTGAGGTAAATATAGGTCTTGACGAGGTTCTTAATCTCGACTGGGATGTCGAAATCGTCCCATTCAAGTGAGTCATCCTCAATCTCGAACCCGGCGATTGGTCCTACGCCAAGCTGCCAAAGAACTGAGAAGGCGCTGTTGATGTGCGAAATGATGTCATGATCGAACGCACTGTACTCTGAGTCAAGACCAAGGTTTTTCTTGGTGCTGTTCAAAATACTCGTTTCCACAGACACCTCCTTTCTTAGTTACGAACCCAGACCTTCTCGCCGGGGCTTAGGGCTCTCTTCTTACCGTTGAAGATACGACCGCCATGGGCGGGGTCTCCGCCGTTCCACTGCCAGAACTGAGCCACTCCAGTAGCTTTGTTCCAACCGTTTGAGCCAAAAAGGCGATCAAGAATGGCCCACGGACCTTCTCCGTGTTCGACAGTTGTCCAGAGTCCAGAAAAACCCTGAACGTCCCATCGCTCTCCGGGGTTAGGCGTCTGATCGGGGTAGTTGGCTGCCATGACTTCGGGCCATCGCGTACCAGTACCGTAAACTTCGGCACTAATTGACCAAGGCGTAATGCCGTCGTGGACGAGGTAGTGTCCAACATTGCTCGAGTCCGGAGGATCGACAGGGACTGGCGGTTTTGGTTCTGGCTTTGGCGGAGGAACTGCCTCTGACGGAGGCGGTACCCACACCTTACCGAACTCTGGAAGCCAGAAACGAACATGGGGGCCAGGGCAAGCGGTGGACGCGCCCGGAGCATCGCCGTGCGCAACTTGGACCGTTCTGGCGTCGATCATTCCGTAAACACGAAAGACGTGATTCAGCCACTTAGCCTTGTCGGCCATCCAGATGTCCATAACCTCTTGAGTTCCAAGAAGGTGGAGAACACCAAGCCCAATACTATTCTCGCCAGCAGAGTGAGCTGCCCTGTAAGGACCAGCATACTCGAACACGAGATCGTCAGGGTCCCCGTGGTTGACATAGTTGTATTCGAACGGCTTTCCGACTCGCGCCGCATATGCCTGAATTCCCCGAATCTCAGCCGCAGTATCTCCAACGTCTTTAAAGTTGACATTCACACCGGTGTAGTGATGAATCACAAACTTAGCCGGGGCATGAACCTTTGGTCGAGGAGACCCGCCGGAGCTTGTTACGACAGCCGGGAGGCCGATCTCAGTTCTGGGTACAACCCTATAGTTTCGAGTGACAGCCATGGTAGCCTCCTCACCAAAGTTTGGTATCGCCTGGTCGGCGTTCGGTCACCACGGGTGGAGCAACAAGCTCGGTTCCATAGTGAATTGCGTTGTGTGTGTCTATCGTCGTGGTGACAAGAAACTCGGGGTCAAGGATCCATTCCTCGCCGTGAATGATGTCGTCAGGAAGCATCGGGTTGATGTGATGAACCAGAATATCGCCCCAGATCTCTCGATCAGGGACAGCCAGGTCGCACGCAAGATCCCTTGCTATGACTTCGTCTCGAGTGCGCTTCCACTCGTAAGAGCGATAGAAGCGCTGGTTGAGATGTCGATCATAACCAAACGTCTCGCGGCCGACTGTCCCACCAATTCGAAGATAGTCGAATCGATCTTCGAATGTAGTCAAGCGAATCATCTCGGAATATCTACGAACTTTAGTAGTCGTCATAGTATTCCTCGTATTCATCCCACTCCGTATCGCGGCCGTCGTTGTAGGAGCGCATTGCTTCCATGGCGGCAGCGTACATCTCTTCAACTCGTTCCTGAGAAGCGAGATTCTTAACCTTGGCTTGGCCAAGCTCAATGTCTGTGCGAAGACGTTCTTTCTCGAGTCGCTCTCGAGAGGACCCCGCCTTTAGGAAGTGATTGATTGTCTGAGCAGAAGCAGTGCCATCCTCGAGCTGTCTTTCGGCCAAATCAAGCGCTTTAGAGATAAGAAGCTGTTCGCGCTCGTCGTCGGTTGTTGGGGGTCGACGACTTGGGCGTTGTCTGCCCGGCATACTGCCTCCTCTCTAAACTTTTGCCACTATTCGGTTCCGGTATCGTCGTCAAGCAGTCCTTCACGAACAACAACTCGAATCAAGCCGATTGTTGCCTTAGCCAGTCGATCAAGCGCCTCGTTAACCTGGGCAAGATTTGTAGCGTCGTTTTGCTGAATAACAATCAATCCATCGATAGTATCCCGAAGGCGATCTTTGATTGTATCTTCGGTTGCGTCCTCAGTAATCGTAGTCTCCGATACAAGAACACCATTCTGATATCGGCGGTAAGTCACATCTCTTTCAACAGCCATACTTAAACCTCAATCTCGATACCAATAGATACCACATGCGTATCCGGGACAGTACCTTTTCCGGAGTCAAGAGTAGTCCAGTCGAACGGCGTCGATTGCACAAAGTCGGCCGCGGTAACTTCGACAGACCCAACCGTTGCATTGCCGCGACGCAACGCGTAGCCAGCGACACCCGGGCTAGAGTCACCCGAGAATGAATATGCAAAGAACGGTGGATGAAAATAAGCTTGAGATCCTCGATACCTAGGGCGCGATGTACCACCCGAGTAATCAAAGTAAATACATACATAGTAATTACCAGCCGGAACCACCGTCGGGGTGACCGCGAGAGTATAGATGCCGTTGGAATTGATAGGGCTATACCCAAAATCAATCCGACTCGTGCCGGGCAGGCCGTCTACGATGTCATGTAGAACGATCCGAATTTGGGGGTCTGAGATTCCGTCCGACTCAGCAACTGAGTCGCTGGCCTCACTAACCAAGCGGAAAGTTGCCCCGGTGACAGTAACATCTTCAGTAAAAACAAAGGGCGAAGCCTGAGCCAGAGTATTACGGTCATTATTGTAGTTAGAAGCCATATAGATGTTCGTAGTCTGACCAAGTGCCTGTGTAAACAAATGACTGTACTCTGTCCCATCGTCTTCGCGTTCGGGCCAAAGAGGGTGACCAGAATACCCGCCAGCGCCGCCAGCGTTGTTATCAACGTAAGCTTTCACTGATTGCTGCGTCGGAACCTTTGTGTCAGAGTCAGACGACATGTCATCTTCATCCAGCACCCAATCTGGAGGAGACTCCAACTCGCTAGGATCGAACCAGATGAGGTTTGTGTCTACCGGAGGCTCAGTACCAATGTGAATTCCCGTCGGACCAGCTGGACCAGTCGGACCAACGGGGCCAGAATTCTGGACCGTAACAGAGCCAGTCACCGGCGACACAACAATCCTCTGCGTGCGACTCTCAACAACAAGTCGGTCGCTCATACCAATTCCTCTCTATTAGTCAGTCACGGAGCCTTGGAAGATTACTTCTACTGGTTTATCAAATACAGCCAATGGCTCGCCATTACTAACCCGCTTGATGTCCATGTATCCCCGATCGGCCGTGATCTCACGGGTGATGGAATCATCAATGCTAAGTACAAGCTCTCCGTCTGAGCCGTCTGTTGCAAAAGTAACTACCCAGGTCGCAAGAAGAGCGGAAGAAGTGTCCGAATCAGCCCTAATCTGACTGGTAAAAACATCACCAGAGACGTCATAACCAAGCCCGACCGAGATGGAGTTGGTGCGACCTTTATGTACAACAATCTGACCGGACATATGCAATCACCATCCTTCTGCCTTTCTGTCGAGTGAGAAGACCGGGGCAGTCCAGGTCTTGCCATGTTCTGGGGTCATAAGCCAAGCCGCTTGTGCTGGTGCCTCGAACCCAAAGTTTTGCGTAAAGGCGTACTCGTCGTATCCTTTGAGGCTACCATTCACGATGAACGAAGGTCCATACGTAAGCTGGTGCCAATGACCCATGATCAGAAGCTCATAGCCCTGGTCAACTGCTTCTTGGCGCTGACGCTTGCGCGCGTCAAGACGCATGAGAGGAGGCCAAATACCGCCAATACCATTACCACCAGTAGC